GAACTATTAACGATTTTATATCTTAATAGACTCTTCTAATAGAGGAGATTTCATGAAAACTTTTACATTTTCAATCCCAAACATATTAAAATAAACAAAGGTCAGTCTCCCCCTTACGTGGTTTAGTTAACCAATAAATTAATTAACTACTATAGGTAAGGAACTGAAGACGGGTATTGCCTTATGGGCTCACGGTTCGCAAATGTTTATTCATTTCAAAAAGTAACTAAGATATATTAGTATGTTTATCGTAACATGTTACGGTTGCATTCTAGATAAAAGGCTCCAATAAGGAGTTCCATTTAGTTTACCAGCTGATTGAATATCCCGTACCATTCGTGGTATGTCGTGCACTTTATAAGCTTTAGTATTGGCCTTATTACAATCCAAAAAGGAGATAAAATTATCAACTTTTGAAGCGTAATAAGTAGCTTTTTCCATAGATGGAAGATCACTTCTTAATTTATAAGTGAAGTCATAAACTTCATCAAATAAATCTTGAGGGTCTCTACCCTGGAGTAAAGTTTCTTCAGCAATTGACCGTAATTGAGAAATCTCAATGATGGAAAACTGTGATACTAAAGAGTCGTAATTCACTAAAAGAGATGCAAACTCATCGATTTTACTATCATAATTATCTTTAAAGATAGTTATTCTAGCCAAAGATTCCCGAAGGAGAGAGTCTGCCATATATGGTATAACCTCTTCTTTCGCCATTTCTTCTCTATCTTCTATTGAAGAAACAGAGAGAGGAATGGGAGTAGCACTTTTAGATTTTGCTATTTCAAACAAAAACCGTAAAGCACTTGCATGTGGAATCGATGGATTTTCCATCTGTTCATACCCCTCATCATGAGGATCGACAAGTAGCGAAACTACGGATAATAGCGAGACTTTATTTTTAGAAATAAAGGACCCTATTAAACCAACTATATTGTTATCAAAGGTAGCTTTAAGTTTTTCAACTTTAAGCATATCTTTATAACTCATATAACGGTGATCTGTCATAGCTTTCCAAAGCATTGATGGATTATTTATAAATCCTTTTCTTATATAGTGTAGAGCTAAATTAACTCTACCTATAGGAGTATTCTCAGATATTAATTGTTTCCAAGAAATACCTGATACATCAATACCAGCTATAGAAGTTCTTTTTGCGTACTCTAGTCCCGTAAGTTCTTCACTTACTAAGGATTTAGAGGGATTAACTCCGACATCGAGTAATTTCATAGTTTTAATATATTCATCATATACTAATCTATCGAATATTACAAGGTCGTCACCTAACACCTCGTATTTATCAAACCAGATTCGAGTATGATATACTCTGAATGCACATGCTTGAACAAGATGGTGAGTAAGTGCTAACATTGCCCACGATGAAAGTCCTCCCATAGGCTGACCGGTTGAATAATAATAATAATTATTTTTATAATTATTTTCATCTGCATACCGTTTGTCCGTTATAAAATATGGTCTTTTAATAAGAAGGTCTGCCCAATATCCTCCTAACACTTGAGAATTAAATACAATATTTAAAACATGAGTTTGAAGAAGAATTGGTAACCGATCTGTAGCAGCTGATAAATCGACTGAGTAAGCACAATTATATAACTTGGCCTTTTCCATACATCTTTCATATGAAAGATCCTGGTCAAAGGTACCATCATTAGGAAAACCTTTCAAAATAGAAAATATTCTAGAATGTAAAGGTGCTAATAATGATTGGGTCCAAATATCTATAATTGCAAATACTCTGATTTTCCCAGCTGGTTCCACTTTAAAAGCCAATTTTCCTAATCGGATGTCGTCAAACTCTTTAACAGATTTTGATCGAACAACCCAATCGGTTCCATGAACAGTTAAAGCTCGGCCTGCCCATTGAATATAATTATCTAATCGTTTATGAAGATTCCCTCTTGTTAATCTTGAATAATTAACAAAGGGTTCATAAATCTCAGGATACTTAGCTATCCCAATTGCATCAGTTAATAAACTGTATAAAGCAACCGGATGGTTAGGTCCTGATGATAAGGATTTTTCTATTTCAAAGGCACCAATTCCTTTAATATCTCTTTCTAATTTATTAAATTTAATAACATCAGAGAAGATATGGGATAACGCTTTAATTTCTTCCCCACTTCCTCCAAAAGGATTGGTAATAGTTCCCAAATTAAGTTTACCAGGTCCTTCAAGGATCCGATAAATACTTAAGATGGATAACCAAAGTCGTATAGTACCAGGATGGTAAGCTCTTATAGCTTTCCGATCCATAGTTCCTATAAAACTAGGTAGGCCATTAACCAATCTAGGAAGAGGTAATGTAGGTTCAATTTCACGTAGTGATTTGAATGGAGTAGATGATATTCTTTTCTGTATAGCCATATGAGATGCTTTCAACCATTTAATGGTAAAAGTGGATCCATGATGAGAATATACACGGTAAACAAGTGTAATAAACTTATTAAATCTTCTTAATCTAGGTGCAACTTTAGTCTTACCACTGCTTATAGAAATTACTTTCCAAGCAAATGTGGATAAAACTTTAAGTAATAATTTCTTATTACTTAGCGATATCATGTTAGGAACAGAGCTTAATCGTAATTTTTCAAATTTGGAAATAAATCTTAATTTTAAGTTTGTTTTCATTTGATTAATTATATGTATTAAAGAACTGGCCTTTCATTTACTTATTCCCTTTCGGGGAGTTAGATAAAGAAGGTGCCACCTATTAGTTGATTTGATAATATTAGATTATCTTGTCGACACTAATTACCTGAGGGAATTACTCTTTAAGGATTTATAAAGACATCGGTCTAAGACCGATG